CGGCGAGGGTTCCAACCCGACGTTCTCATCCCAAGAGAAGTCTGGCATGAACATCTCAGGTCCGAGCAAGGCAGCCGCGGCGAGAGCGAGTCGCGTCTCTGTGAAGCGTCAGAAGGTCATCGACGTCTGAGGTTGCTCAGACGTTAGGATAGGGCTCACCTCGTTCCCAACCAGGAGCACAGACATGGCATCCCCCGGATTCATGATCGTCGTCGGCCAGTACACGGGCACCGGCGCCAACCTCGATATCAAGACCATCGGCTTTGCGGTCAAGTCGCTCGAACTGCGGGCCGCGAACGGCGCGTGGGGCAGCTGGACCAAGCTGATGGCCGATGGCTCGGTCCACAAGCGCGTCACCGCCGGCACCGGTTCGCTGGTCACCGGCGGCAACGGCGTCACCCCGCAGGGCAAGGACGGGTTCCGCATCGGTGCGGACGCGGACCTGAACGCGGCCGGCGTGGTCGTGGACTACATCGCGGTCTGCGAGTAATTCCCGATGGGCGTCTGCGTCAATAGCGGCCTCGGCCACGCCCCGGACTTCACCCCGCACCGGGTGAACGTCAAGGCTGTCGATGCCGCTGCGCCTGCTGTTCTGTCTGCGGGCATGGTCTCTGCTCCGTTCGAGGATGTCTGGGCGCAGGTATCCATCGGTGGGACGACGTCGGGGCTCACCGTCGAAGTCCTCTACTGGTCGGATCTGGAGAACAAGTTTCTCCAGCAGTCGACGCCGCAGACGTTCGCTCTGACCAACTCCAGGATGATCAAGTTCAGCCCTGGAGGCCAGCGTTTCTTCCTGATGATTACTGGCAGTTTCACGGGCGTGACTGCTGTGAACATCAGCTGCGCCGGGGCCAACCCGGTCATTGTCGAGTCGGCCTAGCATCGTAGGCTCGTACTCGTGGCCCAGTCAGGCGCGAGTACACGCATCACGATCGGCAACATCGGCAACCTGAGCCGTCATGAGCTGTTGCAGCTCCATGAGCGGAATCGGGCGCTGAAGAACGACTGGATTCGGCGCATGGTGATCGAACACCATCGCATCGATATCTTGGCGACTGAGGTGCTTGGCTACGAGGTCAAGCGACACCACCTCAGAATCATCAAGCATCAGTACAAGAACCGCACCGCCCAGATTCTGGTGTGGCGTGGCGCCGGTAAGAGCACGATGGCCACGGTCACCCAGTGCATCTTCCAGCTCATCCTGAACAGGGACCGACGCATCCTGCTCGCCTCCAAGACGCAGGGCAACGCGATCGGCTTCCTCAAGGAGATCAAGGGCCACTTCGAGACCAACGAGCGGCTCAAGGAAATCTTTGGCAATTTCGTTGGTTCTGCCCAGTGGTCTGACGACGCCATCGAGGTCACCGGCCGGACGAAGCCCGCGAAGGAGCCATCCATCAACACCGTCGGTGTCGGCGGCGCTGTCGCGTCGAAGCACTACGACATCATCATCGCTGATGACCTCGTCGACGAAGAGAACAGCAGGACGAAGCACCAGCGCGACAAGATGACGGACTGGTACTACAAGGTCCTGCTCCCGACGCTCAACCCGCCGAACGCTGATGACCAGTTCATCGGGTGTCTCTGGGTCATCGGAACCCGCTACCACTATGAGGACCAGTACGGCCGACTGGTGAAGCAGCAGCCCGACGGCACGGGCGGTGAGATGGCGACGACGACGCTGATCATCCCCATCCTTCGAGACGACGGCAAGCCGGAGTGGCCAGAGCGGTTCCCCGACAGTGTCATCGCCACATACAAGGCAGGCGGCATCATCCGCTTCAACTCGCAGTACATGTGCAACTGCGATGCAATGCAGGGGCAGATCTTCCAGTACGACGACTGCCAGGTGTTGACCCCCGAGCAGGAAGCCGCGGTGGATTGGGAGTCGCTCCGGGTCTACCACGGTGTCGACCTCGCCATCAAGCAGGACGAGGAAGCCGACATGTTTGCGCAAGTGGTCATCGGGTTTGGACCAGACCCGTCCGGTGCCAAGGGTGGACCGGACCACATGTTCATCATTGACTTCCAAGAGGAGCACCTTCGGTTCGCCGAGCAGACCAAGGCGATCATCAAGAAGCGCAAGCAGTGCAAGCCCATCAGGACAGGCGTGGAGGCGAACGCCTACCAGGAAGCCCAGATCCAAGCTCTCGAGGACAAGAACGAACGCGGCATCATCCCGATCTACACGATCAAGGACAAGGTCACCCGCGCCAACAACCTCGAAGCGAAGTGGTTCCACACCAAGCGCGTCTGGTTCAAGAAGGTCCACCAACACCTCGTCGAGATCCTCGTGCTGTTCCCCAACTACCGCTACAAGGATCTGTTCGACGCGTTGGACATCGCGGCCGAGACAGCCTCCAAGAAGAAACGCAAGCCACGCAAGGAACCCGGTCTGCTGTAGCCGACCTCGTACGATACGAGGCATGGCCACAGCAACCAAGCCTGAGACTGGTGACCCTGCGATCCCTGGCGGTGGCCAGGCCAAGGTCGAGAAGCAACTCCGAGCCTTCGTGATCGGGCTCGATGCCGACGGGAAGATGATCACCAATCCGCGTGTCGCCAAGGCGCGCGACATCTCTGCTGGTGAGACACCGGCGACGAAGGAGCTGCCGCCCGACGACTTGCTCAGCGCGCTCAGCGCCGACGGCAAGATCATCGTGCCTCCGTTCGACAAGCTCGTGCTCGCGATGCTTCCCGAGAACAGCACCAGCCTCGGGCCTGTCATCGACGCGATGGCGCAGAACGTGGATGGCTTCGGGCACCATCTCGAGTGCAACATCAAGATGGACGACCCGAACACGCCCGACGAGATCAAGGCCAAGGTGCTCGCCGAGCGCGCGATGCTCACCAACTGGTTCAAGAACGTCAACCCGGATTACAGCTTCACCGAGCTGCGCAAGCGCGGCCGGACCGATATCGAGGCGACTGGTGAATCGTTCTGGGAGGTGTTGCGCACGAGCAGCGGCAAGATTGTTGGGTTCAACCACATCCCGAGTTACCAGATCTACCTCGGCACACAGGACATGGACCTGACGACCTTCACGACCACGACACCAGAGGTCCAGCAGGACGGTTCACGGAAGCTCGTTGAGACCAAGTTCCGCAAGCGGTTCCGTCGGTATGTCCAGGCACGCATCACGTCGCTCTACTCGCGCGGTGCCACCTTCCACCGGTCGGCCGAGACACGGTGGTTCAAGGAGTTTGGAGACCCACGCATCATTGACAACAAGACTGGTGAGGTGGTCAAGCAAGAGGACGAGGCCAAGGTGCCCGAGGAGCAGCGGGCCAACGAGCTGGTCCACTTCAAGCTCTACAGCCCGCGCACCCCACACGGGCTGCCAAGGTTCATCGGCAACCTGATCACCTTGTTCGGCGACCGCGCCGCAGACGAGGTGAACTACAACACGTTGAAGAACAACAACGTGCCCTCCATGATGATCACGGTCGCCAACGGGCAGTTGACCCAAGCGTCCATCGACCGGATCCAGGAGTACGTGATGAGCCAGATTGCTGGCCAGAACAACTTCAGCAAGTTCATCATCATCGAGGCTGAAGGACAGTACGAGGGGCAGGAGAGCGGCATCCCCAAGATTGGCATCGAAAAGCTGTCGAGCGAGCAGATGCGTGACCAGCTGTTCCAGCAGTACTCGATGAACAACGCCGACAAGATTCGCCAGGCGTTCCGACTGCCGCCCATCTTCGTGGGACGGAGCGACGACTACACCCGCTCGACCGCAGAGGCGTCACGCCGGCTTGCCGACGAGCAGGTGTTCTCGCCTGGCCGCGAGGAATTCGACAACTACATCAACCAGCGGGTGCTACCGGAGATCGGGGCGCTGTACCACACGTTCGTCTCCAACGGTCCGAACATCACCGACGACGAGGACCTGATCGCCGTGATGGCCGCGGCTGAGAAGTCCGGCGGCATGACGCCGCGGATCGCTCGGATGCTCATCGCCGACATCCTCGGCATGGACGAGCACGCACTGCCGCCGCTCGA